TTGTTCATCTGTTAAATTCTTAGCAATAATAACAGGAATCTCTGTTAATCCTGCATCTTGACACGCTCTGTATCTCATATTACCGCCCAATATCATCATATCTTTATTTACTACAATAGGTCTTATTTGTAGCATTTCAGGAAACTCTTTTACGCTTTTAGTTAACTTCTCAAGTTTTTCATCTCTTATGAATCTTGGGTTATTCTCATTCATAGTAATGTCATTCACACTCACTATAACAGTACTATACTTCTCAACGGTTTTTGTTGCCATACTAAAAGATTATGTTGTATATGATAATTGGTAATGAAAAGATAAATAGCCTTGAGAAAGCATATTTAACATTTGTAAAATCTTTTGCCCATACTGTAAACTGCTGATGTTCTCTATGAGGTAACAGTATATGTAACGTCCTATCTACTAAATAGATTATAAACATAAAAAAGATAACAAGGTAACCTGCTATCTTATACAATAAATTAAATTTAGATTTTTTGCTTAACTTTTTTGTGCTCATTTTATTCAATTTGGTGTTGCTAAGTTATGAAAGAAATCAGAGGAGGCTGAGTCAATCGCAGAGTAAAGTTACCCCCTCTGTCCTAAAACATAACAATACTAATATAGTAAAATATGCGTTACTTATCATTTATTACTGTAAATTTATTTTGTTTATGAAGATTATACATTTTTTTTAGTATCTCTTTTAAGCATAAGCAATTCAAATTCGTTGCTCTTTCTTTTGGTTCAAAGAACTCAATACTTTTCTGATATCTCTGCAATGTATCGTGAAGATTTAACACTTTAAATTCTTTGTAATGTATCATACAATTGTCCTGCTTAGACAAATAGCTAAACATTTCATTCCACGTTAGCTCGTTCTTCATTTTTAATGTTTTCTTCTGCGATATGATTTGCAACAATTTCTTTTGTTTTTTTATCTATGTATTTAGTCTTTATTACTTTACCGTCTACACTAAACTTAAAAACAATGTAGTTTCCTTTTTCTCTTTTTGTTGTGAGAATTCTAACTAATTCGTGAGAGTTACTTCTGCTTGTACCAACGTATATAGTTTGCTGATTTGTGTCTTTTGCTCCGTAGCTTTTACTTGATTTGTAAATACATGCATCTACATCAACCCATATTGGATAACTTCTGCTCATTGTTTTCTGTCTTTTAATGTGTTTATAAACTTTTGTCTTTCATTAGCAATATTTGCTTCAACTAAATGTTGCATTAACCTGCACATAAATTCATCATTCGTTTTGTTAATGATATTATCAACCAAGAACTCAACTGCCTCTGTTTCGCTTAAATCATTAAATTCTTGAATCGCCTGTTTTTTTTGTCCATTAATGTAGGACTCAATAATTTTATCAAATAAATTTTCCATGTTGTTATGTTTTTTATTTAATAATTGTTTAATATGGTTTACTTATTAATAATACTTCTTTTGTATCGGTACATATAACTGCTTGAAAGTTTTCGCACTTGATATGCTTACATAATATATAAGTTCCCGATATTTCTCCGCTTGATACTAAATCGTCTTGTTTTTCACAATATGTAAAAAATGCTTCTTCTTGTAATTCTATTGTTTCCATTTTTGTTATGCTTTATTTGTTATTAATAAAAGAGGGGATTACCCCCTCGTTTTTGCTTTAATCAAATAATTTAATTTTTTGGTCTATAATTTTATTACCCCAACTCTTTTCCCATCTCCATATTTTAAAATATGTTTGAGGTTTACAATTGTTCCATTGAAACATAATTCTATCATCTCTCATTTCATCATATTGTAAACAATCGGGCTTTATACCCCAAGTTCTTAATGATATAAATAGAGCATCAAGATATTTACGCTCTATCTTTACTTGATAAGTTTCAAAAGTATTACACTTTGAGTAAAACTCGTTTTCTGTTAATTGTGTCTTTGTCGTTTTCATAATGTTATGTTTTTGTTTTAGCTTTATTGCTATACTTAAAAATAAGCATTTTCTTTCATCAAAACAAGTTAAATTTAATTTATATTAATAAAAGTAATAAAAAAAAGGAGAACTTAATCTCCTCTTTCTTACTCCGAAATAATATCGGCAATCTTTTGCATTGTTGTTAAATTTAGACCTCTATCAGCGTTTAGGAATAAATAAAGCTGATTTGGGTGTACTGAACATTTTTTTGCAAGTGCATGAACTGACATATCATTTTCAATGATGTAATCATTTATCTGCATTCTGCAATCTTTTATCAGATTTTTTAACTGATGCCTTGATATTGGTTTTATCTTTTCCATAACTTAAATTTTAAAAAGGTAAATCATCGTCTACTTCTGTGCTTATTGCATCTTCAACGAAATTTGCTTCAATCCCACTTTTTTCATACTTGCTTGTTTCATCTTGATAAGAATTGAACTCTTGTGCTGATTCATTTGTTATCTTCCAAACTTCAAGCGTATTGAAATACTTAATTTCTCCCTTTGGATTAGTCCATGACCTACCTCTTACGTTAATAAATGCTTGTACAAGTTCTCCTTCTGCAATATTATCAAGCAATGAGCATCTTTCTTGAGATACCTGCAAGATTATTTGTTGAGGATATTTTTCTTGCGTTTCAATTACAAATTCTCTGCATGAGAACTTTTCCGACACTTTTTTTGTTGGAAATACCTGTATTAACTTTCCTTTTAAATCCATGATTCTTGTTTTTGGTGTTTACTTTTTAATTCTGCCAAACATTCTTTATAGTACTTATTGGCAATTTTGTACTGATTATATATTTCTGTTTCTAATACATTGCATCTTTCAACTTTTACTGATGTCATTCTATCTTCAAATGGAAGATGGCTAACATCGTGCAATTCTACGTTATCGTATGCTGATAACAAGCTACTTGGTGTCGTTGTTAAGCAATAGACTACTTCAGCTACATTCTTATCATATAACATCATATAACCTCTTACTTGCCAATCATAACCTGATTTCTTTACTGCTTTATCTGCTTCTTCTTGAAATGCAGGAAATGTATCAAAACTCCAAGAACATTTTATATCTATGATTCTTTCATCTCCGCAGATATCGCATTCGCCTGTTAGCCAATCAATAGTTTTTCTTTCTTGGTTTTTTCTAAAGTCCATAAACCTAACCGTATTAAGCATATCAATACCAATAGATTCATTCATAATTCCTTTTTCTGTGTATTTACTGCTAAAAGACGGAACAATACCAAAGTAATCTTCTTTTGCCTTTTGCATTACATAACTTTTTGTTGTTTCTGCTAAAGGAGAACTTTTTGACCTGCTTTTTGTCATTATCTTGTGCAACTCGCTACACCTTACTAATAAGTTTTTGTCTTTCATTTTAATGTTCTTTTTCTACTTTATCCAATTCTTTTGCTAACTCTTTCTTTTCTTCTTGTTCAATTTTTACTTGCTCACAAAATGTTTCCGCTTTCTTTAATTGTGCAGGTGTTAGCTCAAATGTTTCTATTAACTTTTCTAAAGTATAATTACCATTCTTGATAGATTCTAATGCTCCATTCAATCTCTTTGTATCTAACTTTGGCTTTGCAGGTGCAGGTGGCTCATATCCTTCAGGTAAATCTTCTCCTGCGTAGATATATAAACCAAGACCATGTAATGCTAATGCCTTTGTAGTACTTCTTTGAATAGCTTTATTTACATCAAAACTTGTTACATTATCTAATAGTATAGATTTGTTGCGATAATCCATTACAGGCAGGTAATCAATATGCTCAATACCATTGATAGTTACTCCTACCTTAACCCAACAACTTTTACCGTCTGTAAAATAATTGCATTGGTTTTCGTTTTCGTAAACTGTTCTCTGAACATCGGGATAAAGTTTCTTAACTTCTGCCCAAGCCCACGCCCAAGATAAATAAGTTAAGTTTCCTTTTTTTTCTGTCTTGTCATTGACATTAATGCTATTTAAAGCATCAAACACTTCTTTCTTTTTTTGTGCCATTGTGTTATGTTTATGATTGTTATTAATTAAATAGCTTTTCTATACACTGTAAAACTATTGTTATTTTGTTTGTTATTAAACCAAAAAAGTCTAATAACATTACCATCTTCTAAAGTTATAGTTTTTCTAAATTGCTTAACAGTTCCTCCATAACGAAGAGATATATCGTCTTTGATTGAGGCTACTTTTTTAGTAACATTAACTTCATTTGTATTAATTGCTGACGCATAACCTGCTACACCTCTTACTGATACAGTTGCATAAGTTACTTCGTTAAAATTGCTGTCTTTTTGGATGTCTTGAATCTTCATTTTGTTATGTTTTTTGATTACTTATTAACTATATATAAATTTAATAAATATTAATCATAAAAACAAGATAAATTTAATTTTTTTATGTTTGATTTGTATTTTTTTGGAATTGTTCTTCTCGCTTTAAGTTACTGATATGCTGATTCATAGCATCGATGATACTTGTTGTATTGTCATAAAACAACCTCATACTATTATACAATCCGTCCCAACGCTTTTCATCTACATATTCATTTACGGAATAAAATTTTCCTAACTCACTTGCTTTGCTCATTGGGAATCCTGCATCTAAATATTTTTTAGTATTTTCTCGCTTTACTTTTTCTGTTTGTGCTTCAGCGTTTTTCCATTGGATTCTGCAATCGCCTAATTCTGTTGCATAATAAGATAACAAAGTTACTAATTGGATTCTTTGGAACATTAAGTCATTTATACCTGTATAGTCCATTCCTAAATTTCTGTACCAATCTACTATGCTATTGATTTCATCTACTACATCATCAAAGTTTGTCATGTTCTTTTATTTTTTGTTTATACTCGTTATACAATTCTTCTAATTCTTGTTTTGTTAATTTTAATTTACAATACCTGTTATCATCTAACCATTGCAATTGTTCTTCGCTTATTCTATCTGTAATTCTTTTTCTATACTCATGTATGTTTCCATGCAGGTTTCTATTACAAGGTACGCATTGGCCATGCACGTTATCTTCATTAAACCGTAAACCTTCATAAGTTGTAGCGTAAAAATGTCCTGCATCAAATTTCCTGTTTTGCAAAGGTGTTCCGCAACTAACACAACCTTTGTGCATATCTCGTAATCTTATATACTTGTTAAAGACCGTTTGAACTTTTTTTTTCATATCGCTTAAAGTCATGTTATCCTTGTAGTACTGCTTACGTTCAGCACGTGCCTTTTTTTTTGCTTCCTTTTTTATCTTTTGGTTAGAATACTCAATAGCACATTTCGTTGAACATACTATCTGAGTAGATTTGAAAGGAGTAAACATTGCTCCACAAGTTCTGCATTTCTTTTGTTTTAAAGGCTTCATTAAAAAGGTATTTCTGTATTTCTATCTTTAAACCCTGCTGAGTAATCTATTGGTATTGGTTGTTGGAATGGATTAGGTTTTTCTTCAATATCATTCCATTCACTTGTTTCTAATTTCACTTCCATTTTGTTAATACCAATACTACCGTCTCTATTTTTAGCAATAATAAACTCACCTATTCCTTCCATATCATTTCCGTTATCATCCATCAACTCTCCATAATATTCAGGTCTATGCAAGAAACTTACAATACTCGCATCTTGCTCAATTTCTCCACTTTCTTTCAAATCAGGTAAACTTGGTCTTTTACCACTTCTTGCAACATCTCTGTTTAACTGTGCCAATGCAATACAAGGGATTCTATGGCTCATAACAATACGTTTAATATCATTACTGATTTTTGTTACTTCGTGGTATCTGCTTTCTGATTTATTAGGCATAATCTTTTGCAAATAATCTATCATAAACACATCTACTTCTTTTTTATTCTTTACTGTTTGTAGCTTAGTTTCAATATCTTTTGTAGTATGAGAACCGTCAAAGATTATTATGTTTTCCCAACGTGGATTAGTTTTTAACTTTGTAATCTTAGCTAATTCAGCATCACTACAATTACCATACTTGATATGATTTGAGTTAATACCTGTTATGTTAGATATGATTCTTCTTATAATTCTATCGTGAGCCATTTCTAAACTAAAAAATACAACTACCTTGTTTTCTTCAAAACATAAGTTTCTTATGCAGGATATCCCCCAAGCAGTTTTACCCATTGCAGGTCTACCACCTACTACCATAACATCATCAGGCTCTAATATTAATTCATTTTTTAATACTTTCCAACCCAACTCTAAGCCTAAAGGTATTCCTAACTTAGCTTGATTATGTTTGTGTATTACTTGCTCAATACTATCTAAATTGGTAACTTCTTTTACTGTTTTATTAACACTCAATAACTCCTTAACTTTACTAACTTCTTTAAGTATGTAGTTGCTACGTGGATTAACTTTCTGCATTTCAGCATTGATATTTTGTACCATTAGAAAAATTTTCCTAACAGAATACTTATACCAACATTCATTGAGTATTCCTTCTTTATTTAGTGTTTCAGTAAAATCAATGTTTGATGCTAAACAACTTGTCTTATAGATAGTATCACTTTCTATCTTATCGTTTTCTCTTAACCATTCTGTAAGATTAAGTAAATCTATATTCTGCCCATTATTTGATAGTTGAGTTATTGCTGAATAGATAGACTTGTGAAAATTACTTTGAAACCAATCTGACTCAAGATTATTAATAAATTCTATTTGTTCATTACGGCTAATGTTAAGCACTATACCAAGTGCCTTATCAAAAATGTTATGTTCTTTCATTGCGTTATGTTACTTAGTCGGAATATAAGTTTCTTTTTTGGTACTATCAAATCCATACTTATCTAATGTTGCTGACCTGCTAAAGTATTCTAAGGTGCAATACTTGTAATTGTTTTCTGTATGGAAATTATCTTTACTCGCTTTCTGCATTGCCTTTGAAATATTTTCTCGAGAATATCCTTCTTTTATTCTTGCTAAATATTTACTTTTGTTAGCATCATTAAAAACACGATTATTCTTTTTGAATGTTTGATTAAAGAACATTAATAAGTTATCCCAATTAATATTTTCTTTTATTTCCTTTATTTTTATTTCCTTTGTTGCTTTTTGCTTAACACTTGTTACTTTTTGTTTAACATCTGTTACTTTTTGCTTTCTTGCAACTGCTGACATCTGACCTGCATAAGACCTAACTTGTTTAATTTTTTCACGTTTAGCAATATTTTCTAATACTCTTTCTGAATATATATAATTACCCTTCTTTTTAAACAATTCACAAATCTTTACCTGATAAGTAATTATTTCTTTAACAAGATTTACATCTTCTTTAAAAGTACTTGCAATAGCTTCAAAAATATAAGGTTTAAGATATAGCTTATGGTCTTGTTCTTCGTGCAATATTTCAACAACTCTCCAATAAATTCCGTAACCCTTTGCACCATATTTGCCTAATAAGGCTTGTATTTTTGTATCATTTGTAGTGCTATAATCGTGAGAAAAATAATACGCTTCTTTGTTATTCATATGTTATGTTTATATTTCAATACTATCTAATGTAGCTAACATGGATTCTGCTCTTTGCTTTACTCCTTGGACATATTTTCTGCGTTCTTCTATGTCCTGCTCAATCCAATAACCTTTATTTGAAGCGATTAAATTAATAATAAGTCCTTGTATTCTTATGAAATTTATTATCTTTCTTATCCTCGGTTCACTAATTTTTTTATACCCGTACTTCTGTAAACCTTTAATCATTTGGGTATTTGTAATAGCATTTTCTTTACCTATCTTAGTTTGTAAACCTTTAACTATTACAGGTAAAACAACATTCTGTTCGTACTCACTTAATTGCTCTGTTTCTTTTTTAAATCCGTAAATCATAACTTTTTTTTATACGTAATACAATTCAACTTTTTTTCGTGTATCGTTTACAATTTCTAAATACTTTAAATACAATTCTCTATTGAAACTACTTCTGATAATTATATCATTATGAGGCTTCTCCCAAGAATTAATCTTAGCCATTGTTTCAGCTCCTATGTAAGTATTTTTTTGCATTGCTTTTACTTGTTTCTTTTTTATACGAAACATTTTTCTAACTAACTTTTTCATTTTTGTAAATTTTAATCTGTGAAGATGAATATTAAATCTGTTCCTGCAATTCGTTTTGTTAAGTAGATATAACCATTTTCTGATACTGTTAATTTAAACTTTTTGCGAACTAAAAAGTTAATCATTCTTGAGTTATACGTTCCTTGAACTCGACAATCTGCTCTGTTAATATCTATATGATAGATATGCTTGTCGTTTTTTAAATACTCTGTTAAAATATACAATATCTTAACTCTTGACTTTGATAAAAGATTTTCTTTTTCCATTATGTTATGTTTTAAATTATACTTTAAATATATATAAATTTAATTTATAATCATAATCTTTGTTGAAAAACTTTCAATATTTGTTACTTTTTGTTAAGCATATGTTCAACAAAAACAAAGGGTGCTACCGCAAACGATAACACCCCGTACCCCTGTCCAACACCAATTGAACAAATAATTATTACTAATCTATTTCAAACTCATTAATTAAACAAAAAGTAACCATTATTTGAGTACCCTTTTCATAAGATTTTTTATAATACTCAATCTGTTTGAGATATTCTTTTCTATTATTTATTACTTGACAACCTGCTGACCAATAACCAATTGCCCACTTAACTATTTTTAGATTTGCTAAACTAAAATCATAGGTATTTGTATGGTAATTTATACCAAACCAACCTAATTCATAATCTCCTATTTCTTCTGCTTTTCGATTTTTATTACCATCACGATAAACCTTTACCCTTCGTCCTGTTTGTTTTAATGAAGGCATCTTACCCCTGTGAAGTCCATAACTCCAAACATTGTAATACCATTCATCTGATTTTAAAATTGCAGTTCCTTTTATGTTGTATTTTAAAAAACCACCTCTTAAAACTCCTGCTCCTGCATTAGTAGTACCTGTTAAAACTCTGATAAACTTTTCTCCTTCAAACTCATAAAATTTATCATCATAAGTGTTATAAACATCTTCATTAGAACGAACGCCTAATATCCACCTTTGTTTTGGAATTTTTTTAAAATTGGGTAGGCTCTTAACCTTATCAAGCAACTGTTTATCTGTATAGGCTCTTACTTTTGTGCTCATTTTAGCAGTTTAAGAAATTTGTATATAATTACCATCGCTAATAAAATTAACAATATCATACCAATAGTTAAGGCATAAGTTTTTACACAAAATTCATCTTTTACCTCATAATACTTAACGGGAATTTTTCTTTCAATAATCTTATCAATATATACAGTATCACATTTTGCGTCAATGTATATTGAATCGTGTACTTGAGTTATTTTAACTCGTAGCTTTTCTTTTTCTATGATTAATGTATCCTGTAAGCTGATTAAGAAGCTATCTAAGAGCATTACGGTATCAGTTTGGACAATCGGTATGTTAATTTTAATTGTATCTGTTAAAAGGACTGTATCTGTTTGATGAACAAAAGGATATTTTTTAACTAACCTTGCGTGTCTTTTTATTGGAGAACAAGAAGTTAAAGCTAATATTGTTATTAATACAATTAAACCGATTATTACACTTACTTGCTCTTTAAATTTTCCCATGAAGCTACACCTAATAAAACTAAAATAAAACTTAATAACTCAACTAATACTAAAACAATATTTTCAGCAGTTGTATATCTTATTGTAGCATAAATAACTAAACAGGTTACAACTAATGCTATAAATCTTTTACTTGATTCATTGCTATGTTTTTCGATTAATTTTTTTATGTATCTAATTAGTTTCACTTTTTTTTTATGCCGTTTTCTGCTAACATAACTACAAGTTGCTGAACATTATTAGATAGACTACTTACATTTTTAGTTAATGTTTTAAGTTCGCTTTGTGTAGCATCTTCGATTCTTTTAACATCATTTTCTTGTTGTTTAGCAATTAAATCTATTCTACCCTTATTCCTTCCCGTTTCTAAAATACATTCTTTAACATCATTGATTAATCTTGTTATAAAGAAACCAACAATTGCTAACAAAACTGTTATTACTAAACTTGCTAATGTTAAAGTATTAACTTCCATTACGATATAACCTTCAAATTAGTACCTACAAAAGTACCTGTAAATTCTTGCAACAAAGTTAATAAAGAATTCAATGTATAAGGAGTATCGTTTTCATCTACGATTAATCCTGCATTAATATCAGTAACAGTAATAAATGTTTTACCGTTATATATTGTGTTTAATATTTCTATCTTTTCTAATGCTGATGCACCGAAACGAGTAAAATAAAAACTTCTTCCCTGCGGATATTCAAAAGTCTTTGTTACTCCTGATATATCTCTTTCAATCACTAAATAATTGCCTTTAACTTCAATTTTCATATCTAATAAAATTAATAGTACGTTCTTTTGTTTTGGTTTTTATCCGTAACCACACAAGTTAAAACTGCTTTTCTTTGATATTGTGCCAAATAATCTATTTCAGGAGATTCTTGAACAATAACGGGAACATCAAGTATTGCATGAGTATGATTGAATTTATTATAATCTGAAATAAACAATTCATTCTCACTTAATAAATACAAATCAGTTAACAAGTCAATAATACCGTTTGTATATGGGTCAGTTTTTATTTGCCAAGTATTTAGATTTTCACGTACAACTGATTTTAAAGTTCTATCTTGATAAATAAGATTATCTATTTCCATATTAGGTTGTCTTTCTCCAATAAACCCAAAAAATCTTATAGTATCTTCTACATTAGCATCTGTAAAATTTATGCCTTCAATTGCTTGATTTAGATTAAACTTAACTCGTAATCTAGCCGTACTTTTTGCAGTTGCTAAACTGTATTCTTTTAACTCATAAATACCCCAAACTAAATTTCCTGTAATACCACCAATACTGTATTGTAATTCTAATTTGTAACAACCGATTCCATCACTTGCTAAAACATCTTTCCACTCTATTGTTGTATACCATGCGTAAGGCTCATTAGGAAATAATATGTTAGTTGGTATGTATGATGTCGCTACACCGTTTTTAGTTAAGCTGAAAGTAATTGTATCAGAAACACTACTCAATTTTATCCAAGCAGAAGTAATATCATTTTTATAACTTTCGGTTTCTGTTAAATGTGCTAACACAAGTTGTTTTTCATCACAACATCTAAACGGTTCATCAAACTCATTAGTTACCAACGGATATGGTATTTTAATTGCTTGATATTCCGCAACTGTTCTTTCTTCTATGGTTATACAATCACTCATTTATTCTAATATCATAAAAAAATCAGCATCATCGGTTGTTGGTGATGATGATAAACCTAAAATTTCAACCCTATCATTTGTTACACTTCCCGAAGTTGAGGTAGTTCTAATGTTGTAAGTTCCTGCACTCAATCCACTACTTGCACTAATAGCACCTGTACCTACTTGCCTGTTCGTATTATGAGTAGTAAATGTCCTGTTAGTTCCTTGTGGTATTTGGATTGTTGAAATTGCATTAACAGAACAAGCAGTTGCCATGATTCTACTATCCTGTGATACTGTTAAACTTTGAGTATTAGGAGTTGTTTGGCCTCCCGTTCTACCCTCATTTCCAATACCACCACTTCCTGTAAAATTTCTTGCGTGAATTGAAATTGGGTTCCATTGATTCCCACTAAAATTAATCCGTAAAGTGTTATTTCCTGTTGGTGGGTCTACTAAATAAAAAAATGCCATTCGTTGTGATAACCCACCTCTGTTGGTACTGTGTAATTGAGTCATGGCAACTCCGTTATAAGTACAACCTGAATAACCAACGGTATTTGCCATTGTTAATTGAATAACTAATAACCTATCACTACCCGATGCTACATTATAACTAAACTGATAAAAGTTATTACCCGGTGTAGGATTAGCATTAAAAGTATTTACCGATACAGGTGCCGACATATTACAATTCGTTTATATTAGTTATTTCTGCAATTCCTAAATCTGAAGCATCTTCAACAGTTGCTCGTGCTTCATTTACATAAGCAATATCAGTAAAAAAAGTACTTATACTAACTTGTCCTATTTCCAATTTGGTACGGTTTTCTCCTAAAAACTTTCCCAATGTTGCGTCGTAATCTTCATTAATTTGATTAATTACAGATTCTTCAGAAGTATATCCAACATCAGTATATTTTAGGTTATCCGTACCCTCTAATTCTATTTTACTAATAATTGTTATCATAATTATTCTTCTTCTTCTACTAAAACAACTTTCGAAATATCGTATCCAAAAGTATCAGCAATGATTTTTCTTTGGTCCTCTTTGTAAGATTGAATTCCCCAATTTGGAACATCAGCAATGGGATAAGTAAAATTTACCAATCTTTTCCATACCATAATTGGCTCCTCTTCTGTTCCTTGGTTTACCTCATGCTCACCTTTGAAGAAATACTTTCCTTCGTTATAAGTATCTGCAGAAATGTAAACATTGTATTCTACTTTTAACAATCCATCTGCAATAACTCCCTTGTCACTTACTGCAATTTTGATGATAGGATTAGTAACGGTTACTCCGTAATCCGCTTTAAAATCTCCTGTGATTTGATAGTGTATTTTATTCTTTATCATTTTATTTAGTTTTTATTTTTTATGCTTCTTCTTTTACTGCAATAACATCCCACTTAGTATCTGTGCTATTATAAACTGCTCCAACATACAATGTCTTATTCGCTGTTGTTGATGCAGGTAAAGTTACTCCAATTGCTCTCCATACTGCATTCCAAGTAAATGCCCTTGAAGTTCCGTCATCTTTGAATCTCAACATTAATCTTTGACCTTGAACGGGAGTTCCCGTTGGTGCTTCTATTGTTGTTGCACCTGCCATTGCTGTTAGAACACCCAATGTTTCATTATCCGCATCTATGGTAAACGTTATGTCTGAGGTTGTTTCTTGAACTGGTGGATTAATAACCGCGTTTGTAATACGGTTGTTATCCATATCTAAATCAGTAGATATTTCAACTGATGTCGTAGTACATTTTAATTTTGTCGTTAAAGTTCCATTTTGAGCAACTTGTAATGCTAAGTCACCCTCTTCACTTCCTCCCGTATTGCTAACTATTGTACCCAACATACCTGCGTAAGATGTTTGACCCGAAAAGGAGTTATTTAGGTCAATAGTATATAAAGCACCATAATTGGCAAAGTGCCAAGGTCTATACAATGAAAACTTATAAAAACTTGCATCCCCAGTAACTACGGCATTTTGACCCGCTTTTATATTTCCATTATCTAAGAAATCCCAAGTTTTATTTGGCGTCGTATCATTATCATATAAAGCAAAAGTTGAACCCGTCGTAGTTCCATCGCCTTGAACCGTTACTTTCCCCGACGGAGTAGTAGTTCCAAAACCGAAATTACCACTTCCTCCGTAATAAGAATCAACATTTTGCCCTATGTATAAAGCGTTGGTAGTATCATTAAGATTTACAACAAAAGTTTGGTCAACTGAATTAGTTTGTGCCGAGTTGTTCGTGCTTAATAAAATAGACCTTTGCCCACTTACGGTATTTCCTCGTCCACCTATTGCTATACTATTAACCCCACTTGCAACACTTGCATATCCTAAAGCTATTGCATAACTTGACGTAGCACCCGAAGCAAATCCTAACGCTAAGGCCCTCGTCGTTGCTTGAGTATTTACCCCCATTGCTATTCCTCCAGAGTTCGTACTTTGTGCGTTGTTACCGATTGCTACGCCATAAATTCCCGTTATTATTTTAGCTCCGTTACCAATTGCTACCCCGCTATTTGTTTCAGCACTTGAGTTGTATCCAATCGCTATATCGTAATTACCTTTAGCGTCTGAGCCTGTTCCAATGGCTATTGAGCTATCTGCATCCGTTGCTTCTGCGTTAAAACCAATTGCCACACTATACTCACCTGCCGTCGTTGCTCCTTTCCCTAAAGTAAAAGCACCGTTGTCTAACAGTGATATTATCGTATCTCCTGCTTGATTGTTAAACGATAATGAGTTTCCGTCTAAATCAAGTATTCTATTTCCTGATAAAACACCATCTGCTGAATAAATTGATGAAACAGATAATCCTGCAATTTCATCGTCGACATATTTCTTTGGAACAAGAGATGTATCAACCAAAGTCGAATAATTCGCACCCGTTCCATTTGTTTCAGAAGTTTCTCCGAATCCTATTAATAAAATTCCATATTTGTTAGTAGAATTATCTGTATACCATGTATTACTTGTACCTACTGAACCAACTTGTAAAGTTCCATTTCCTGACGAAACTATTGCGTTTAGTCCATCAATTGACATATCCGTTCCACCTTCTGATAAAGAGATTGAACCGGGAGCAATATTTAACGAAGTATAATTTGAAGGCCCATCAGCTATGAATATAATATCCGTTCCGTTGATATTATAACTTGTAACAACATTTGTAGATGTATCGTTTAAAAAGCCTACTATTCCTGCACTACCGAATCTTGAATTACCAATTATATTACTACTTGAATCATTGATATCAAACTTAAATTCTTTATCTGTTAAGAAATGCTCACGATTTGCTGATAAAGTAAGATTGTTAGTATTAAAAAGGTTTTCTGATACAACCGCCGCTAAAATCGCCGCCTTAATTACACTTCCTTTTATTTTTGCCGTTTCATAACTTGAACCCGTCCAATAGTCAATGTCGTAATAGTCATCATCACCAAAAGCTAATCTTTCTAACGGGTACTGATTTATTTTTATTCCTGCCATAACTTTTATTTTTTTATGCTAATATTTTTTGTTCGTCATCTGTTGTCCACTTATCTTCATCTGAAGTAGTGTTTTTAGGCACTTCTACGATATCAAAACAAGTTTGTTTAATCTTTGCCGTAATCTTTACTCCATTGGTAGTGTCTATTTTACTCGGGTCAAATTTACATTTTAATTTAATCGTCGTAGCTGAAATATAAGAAATTTGACATAATAATCCACTAATTGGCGTTAAAGGATTTGTAGAATCATTATCATAAGCAACTATTGTTGAACTTATATATCGTGGACTACTTTCTTTTGGTTCTACGGTAATCATTCCCCACACCTTTTGAACGTCCCAATTGCCTGTTGTTAATACATGAGTACTTTCAATAAATAATTGTTCTCCTTCAGGAATTATTGTTACAACAGAATTATCAGATTGCCTTTGCAGTTCTATTGTAGAGGTTACATCAGCATTATCATCGTAAGGATTATCTACTAAAGTGTTTGTATGTATAAAAGCTAAACCATTATCATCTAACTCTACAACCATTCTAATAGTCCAATTACCTAAGTTATCGTACTGTTCCCAATTTTGATTTTCATTTGGTGCAAAATCAGTACTAACTCCTGCTAATGATAACCAATACTTCCAATTGAGCAGAAATGGATAATATACGCCTACTTCATAATCTGTTAGTGAATCTGTACCTGTTAGATTGACAATAGCATTTCTTTTTACACTTGTAGTTGGTAATTCAGAATTAATTGTACTTGTTTCATTTAACAGATATTTTCCTGTGCTTGATTGATATGTAACACTACCAAAATTAAAATTAGTTTGTTGCAATGTAAAAGTATCTTCACTAACAGTATTATATGCTTCTACTCTTAAGTTTATTGAATTATAAGTTTGTTTATTCTTTTCTAAATTAAAAGTACCGTAATACGCAATGTCATCTTCTGTATCTGCTTCAAATCCAATATGAGTTGCGTTAATTGTAGTTTGATTTTGTGAATGGTCTAAGAATCCGTAATCATTAACCATAGTTAACGCACCACCTACGGGCAATTCTTTGTCTAATTGCTTACTGTATACTAAATGATTTATGTTACCAACTTTTACCCATAAATAGAATATCTTATCATCATCTTGTCTACTATCAAAAAATGCTTGTAGGTTAGAATTACAACTCCAATCTAAATTTACTACTGCATTACCGCCCGATGGCGTGATACTATTAATGGTTATTTCCCAATTTGCAGTCGAATAACTTCCAACACCGTTGTTAGAGGTATAAGTATTTGTTGCAGATATTGTGGTAGTTGGTAATAAATAAGTTATGTTGTTTTGATTGTATGTTTGATTTTTAAAGTATGCATCATCAATACTAACATATGCTCCACCAATTGCTAAATCCGCAATGTTTGTTCCTGCTAAATCTACTTCAAAAGAAACTGTATTTGGAGAAACATTATACTTTAACTCAGATATTGCTGAAATAACACTACTTCCTGTTGATATGCTAACATTGTTTGACTGATTGAACCAACCTGTATTTGCTTGATTATCATATGAAAATTCTGTTCTTTGAAAAACTTCTCCAACTTTGCTACTCCAAAGTCCTTTAACAAATATTTTTAAGCAATCGCCTAACGCAAACCATTCTTCATTATAGATTCCTGAATTAGCAAAAACAAATGTTATAGTATATTGATTAAATCCGTCAGTATTAGCTCCTAAGTATTCAATATCAGCAGATTGTAAGAATTGCCCTGATTCATTACCAACAATTGAACCTGATTGAGTACCCCCAACTGATAACGCAGATAAATTACTAAAGAAACTTCTCGTTAATTCTCCATCTATTAAACTTGCTGAAGAACCACCTTCATTGTTTAAGCTATGATTGAATTCTAACAATAAATCTTCTCTACGTCTTACGGCACCGCCAACAGAAACCACAGGAGTAACAACCATAATCTCTCCTGCACTAATATCATAAAAAAGGTTATTTACCCAAGTATCAACATTTAATTCCGTATCTGTTACGCTTGTAACTGTTGCAGTATGGTCGTGACTGATACTACCGTTAGCGTTATATCTTGCAATGTAAACTAAATCGCCTACTCTTATTCCTTCATCAAGCCAACTAACAGTAGGACTTGTAAGAATATAAAGTAATGGGTCAAAAGTAAATGGATTGTTTAATGTTGATATTCTAATTTGTTCAGCAACAGTTAATTCCAATGTAGTAACATCTCCTGCATTAGATACATAAGTACTACCGCTGTAACCAAAAGAATTTGTATAATTACTATTTTCTACTATTATTGGCATTTCCTGTTGTGTATTTTTGTACTAAATCTTCTATCGCATTAAAATTCCCTCTACGGAATTCTTTTAACATTTTATTGGCATCAATTTGATATTGTTTAACTTTTTCGTAAGTTTTTTCATCTAAATTTGCATACGCTTGATTTTGTATTTCAACAATGTTATCAAGTTGCTTACTCAAATTTTCTATGTTTTTAAACTGTTTATTGAAATCCATATCACTCGTTTAAAACTAAAATGTTAACTTTACCTTGAGCATAATTATCAGGCTCTTTGTAAGAAATAATTGCTTTACTTTGTTCATCTGTGTACCTTATAGATAATATCTCACAAAGTACTCCATTAATGTAGGCAAAATTATTATCAATTAAAGATACAAATTCTGATGATTTTAATCTTAATGGTACATCTGAATAAATTTTATAACTATTTATGTTAATTTCGTTAATCTTATGATAGTCCTCATATATCTTACTTGCCTTAATCTTATCAACGTAATTGGTATCTTGTCGTCCATTTGTTGCATAAAGTACTTTTGTAACAGAAAAATATTGTTGAGAAATTTGCGTAACTCCTAATCTATTTGTAATAGCTGAAGTTAAATTTAATCCTGCACCAAATAATCCTGTAATCGTATCTATTGTTTTGAAAAAGGTCTTAGCAAATTGTTCTACCCAACTCAATTCGGATTTTCTAACACCTAATGCAAAAGGAATGTTAATATCATTCAACCCTCTAATTGAAACTAAATCTTGATTGATTACATTAAGCGGTTCAGTACTATATTCTGCATCTGTTGGGTCAAAGAAATCTAATGTATGTGTATCAGAATAATCTACTTGATAATGGATATAACTTCTTTTCCACGCTTCTTCAGTATTTAAACGATATTCATTTTGTCTTTTATCCTGAATGTTTAATGCAGGTAGCGTAGTATTAGAAGTAATGTTTTGCCAATAATCTCTACGTTCAATCTGCACTACTCCGTTATAAACTTTTGTTCTTGCGTTAAACCATATTTCTATGGCATTTATCAATTCGCCTAATGTTGATACTGTATCTTGAGCAGTTAGATAACCTTTTGTAAACGAAAAGTTTAAATCGTTTTGAATATATTGGAAAATACTTTTTTTCTCTTTTACTAATGGAACAGGCATTAACGTGAGTTTTTCCATACTGTTAAGCAATGTTGAATCCAATGTATATCCTAAATATTGACAACCTTTGCTAATCAATTCTTTAATTGTTGCTCCTTTGTAGTATCGAACTTTTGGAAATAACAATTCAAACATTTGTCTTGCTAACTTAATTAACGCAATGTAGACCGCTATTGTGTACGCTAATTGTGCCGCTACTGCCAATGCTAAAGAAATTATTTCTCCAATAGGTGGAACAGGTATTGCACTTGCGTTAGGCGTTGTTGCTTCAATCAAATCTCTTGTAGCAGTTATCAAATCTTTAGTTGCTTGTATAGATTCCTTAGTAATAACATAAATCGCAATCGCTAAACTTATTCCCATTTCAGCTTGATTTTCAGGAATAATTAGATATGGAATATCTATTAAATTAAATGATACTCCTTTGCTATTCATTAATTCAAAAGATAATCCTTGTGCATTTTCATTAAAATTGTCGTACCCTTTTCTTTTTTTTATTTTTACTTCAATCTCAAAATCTCTATAAACAGTTCCTTCTGTTAAATCAACATAGTATTCTAATTTTACTCCTGAATCTAACTCAATTGTATATGGAATACCTTCAAACACACCTTGAGTAGCAACGTGGTTCAATATGATATCTTGTGCTTCTCTTGGTAAAATAACAGTATCGGTATCTACCTGCAATAATTCAGGGTTACCTGTGTAATTAGTAATTAAACCAATTTCTAAAACATTTCGTGGACTTACAATTATGTTGTTTAAGTAATGCTTCATCTTCCTAATCTGTATCTGTTATAAATCTTTGTATTCCCTTGTTTAGTAGTCCTTGATATTGCCATTGCTCCATCAATAATCTGCTCAACTTCTAAATTGTGCTCAGGTTTACTGCTTATAGTGCGTTCTAAGGAATCTAATTTATCAACAAGTATGTTTACTCCGTTTACTCCATTTGAAACTAATACACCGTCTGTAACGTCTCGTACTAATCCATTTTGATAGTTGTATGCTAATTGAGCAAGTTCATCGTTAGACATTGCACCTATCATTTCGTTGTTTTTCTTAGGTACAACTCTTTCATTTGGGTGTAACACAGATAAGAAACCACCTTTGCCATCTACTCCTTTTCCATTCTTGCCTGTATCTTCTGTTCCTTCAAAAAATGCAGGTAAAGATTTAATGAATTCAGTAAGTAAAACAGTATCAGTAATTGTTTTTTGTAATGGATTCTTAACTTCAGGGTCTTGAGAATTGGTAAGATATGTTTGTAATACAGTAGATGCCAATTGTACTCTCTGCTTACGTTTTTCCATTTGTTCCCTTTTTCTGTTTTGTTCTGCCATTAATTTAGCTTCTTCAGCCATACTTTGTTGTGCTAAAATATTTCCATTCTGAGCTAATTCAGCGTATGTATCAAATCTTTTTTGCGATGCTTCAATTTCTTCGTCAATCTTTGCAATTCTTCTATCTGCGTATTCATTAAACAAATCAGTAGTAGCTTGAGCAACTGCAATCATATCTTCTGCACGTTGTTTTCTTACTTCCGCTAATTCTTCAGCTTTCTTTTTTTCTTCTTCTATTTCTTGCTCATCTAAATCTTTTTTCTTATCCAAAGTTTCATTTTCCAAACGAATAATATCGTTTTGTAGTTTACGATTTATTTCTTCAATTTTTTGTGCCTTTTCATCTTCTTCTAAAATTTCTTCGTTAGCTTGTTCCCTATCGAATGTCGCTTGGTCTTTTAATTGTTGAATTCTAACTTTTTTGATTTCATCTAATCTCTGCTTTAATTGTTCAATAGATTCTTCTCCTTTTATTTTTTCGTCCTCAATAGATTTTTCTCTTAATTCCTTTTCTATATCAAACTCTCTTTCTAATAATTCTACCTTCAAATCAAAATCATCTTGTTCTATGTTTTGAATAGAATCTAAAATTGCTCTGTTCTTGTCTAATCTTTTGTTTGCCGTTTCTTCCTCAATTTCAGCTAAATCTTGAACTACTGTTTTACGCTCTTTTAATATTTCAAGAATTCGAGTTAATGTAGTTTCATTTAAAACAAACTTTTTTAGTGTTCGTCTTATCTCTGCTTCATCATTCATTTTTAACAATTCATCAAAATCTATGCGTTGTTTAGTATAATCCTGCACCAATTTAACTTGATTAGCAAAGGCACTATCCGCTAAACGTATTGTTTCTTCTGTCAATGCTTCTCGTTCTGCTAATGTTGTCTTTTCTCCGTTAATAATTCTTTCATTAATAGTTTTTTGGATATCAAAGGCATCTATTGCATAATCTAACTCCTTTTCAAATGTATCTTTAAGAGTATTCCTCTTTTCCATTTCATTTTTTGCTAATGCACTTGTCAATTCATTATCCTTAGCAATTTGTTCGGTTTTAGCATCTTTTAACTCAGCAAGGGTATCACTATTAATTTTCATCCAATCAGATTCACGCTCAAGGAATTCTAAGTTTTTAACTTGTTCTAAAGAATATTGTTTACCTGCTTCAATAAGTTTCTGCCTTAATTTAATCGCTTGAAGTTCAACATTCATATCTGCTAACTCCTTTTCCTTTTCAATACGTTCGGTAACAGTTTTATTGTAATCCTCTTGTGCTTTTCTTTGTTGTGCAAAAGATAATGTCATATCTCCCGCCTGTTCAGATAACAATTCCTCCTCACCTCTTAGCTTTTCCATTTCTTCACTTGTCTTTGCTAAGGCATTCTCGTATCTGAAAGTTGCCATTATTGTTTCATCAATATTTTGTATGACATCGAACGGCTTGTACTTCTTTTTGGATAAAATATCTAACTGAGTATCAATTTCGTTTAGTCTTTTTTGTATTTCAGGTGTTTTAGTTAAAGGATTCAACCCTTCTTTTATTTCCAATGCGAACTTTTCTATTTTTAATCCAAGTTTTGTAAAGGTATCCATTACCTTTTGCCCTGCGGTATTTACTAATGCCATTGCCTTTTGCATAGTTCCTTGAAGATTTTTAACACCTTCTCGAGTATCTCCCATACTTGCAACCAATGAACCTAACAGTGCTATTAACAGTCCAATACCTGTTGCCTTAACCGCTTTACCAATCAAACGAATTTTCTTTGCAGATGAATCTGCCGCCTTTGCCTGAATAACAAACGCCTTTGCTTGTGCTTTTATGCCATCAATGGAATCTTTAATTCCTTTAATCATACCACCAAGCTCACCCGTTGCATTTTGTATGGATTCGGTATAATTACCAACATTGATTTTTTGCTTTTTAAGGGCATCAGCATTTTCTCTGATAACTTCGTTGTTATCATCTAATTCTTCGTTAATTTCTTTTAAGCGTTTTTTACCCTCTTCAGTTTCAAGATTTAGCTTTTCTCTTTCCCTACGCAGTTTTCTGTTTTGTGCCGCAATTTTTTCTAAAGTTCCTGCTTGTTTATCTTGCAATACTAATTCATCAGCTAATATCTTTTTTTGTTGTGCTGATGCTTTTTGGAATCTTATTTTTGCTTTTACTTGTTCATCATCACTATCGGCTAACTGTCTTTTTAATTTTAAAGCCTCTTTATCTTGCTTTTCTTGTTGTTTAGATATTTTAAGTTCTTGTTGAGCAAGTTTGTTTTCTTGAATTTGTGTTTTTATTCTTTCTTGCTCTAATTTTTCTAACTTAGTTTCTGCGTCTATCTGAGTTTTTATTGCATCGGCTTTCGCTTTATCTAACTGTATGGATTGCTCCATTGTTTCATTCATAGCATTAACAGTTGTATTAACACTACTGATACCTTCTAAGGTGACTTGTAAAGGCTTTTTTAATTCTTTTTGAAGTACTATCGCCGTTTGAGATAAAGAATCGTTTAAATCGTTTATATGATTTATCGTCTTTTCAGCAGAATCTCGTATATCTCTATACAAATCTTGTTCAGCTATCTCTGACCTTTTTATTTGCTTTGCCATATTCCTCTAAGATTACAAAATATTCTTTTACAGTTGTAGTTTTTTGGTCAACTTTATAACCTAAAAACATTCCCAACCACGTCAAAATTACTTCAATTTTCTTGCCTTCTCCGAAGTGCATTTCTAAATCTTTTAACTTTTGACTTTCAATTTCTATTTCAGTTAGTTTAAATCTATCTTTTGTTGTTACATATTCACTTTGTAATATCGCTCTTTTTTTTTGTGCTTCAAGATATTTTTTGTACCGCTTATCTAATCCAAATTCATTTAAGTATTCATTATACAATAATTTCCAATGCAAGTAATCTTGTAACTTATTACCTTTATTTGCTTTTCTTGTATATTGCAGTTTTCCGTTATTACATTTTATCCAATTGTATAAAGGCATCTCATCAATCGAGTGCCAATACTTGCCTTGCGTAGAGAATAAAATTTTCCTTAATCTTTTCAGCATACTTTTCAAGATTTTCTTCTGTTAAACCTAATATATCTATACTCCACCAATTTTGGTCTTCCATTTTTGTATAGTTAGCATCTATCAGAATACTATCTTTTAAGACTTTTATAAACATAGAACGATAAAATTCTCCCGTATCTTTTAAAGTGTAGGGGTCACCCATTTTTTTTCTACCATTAGTCATTACCTCTGTTAGATAACTGTAAGTACCAATGATATCTTCATTAGCATCTATACCTTCATCAAATAATTGGTCATTTCTAATATAGTCTAAAATCATTTGTTCTACATCATTAGTATGCGATTCAAACCATGCAATACTATCATCTAACAGTAATGCTTTTTGTAACTGTTCGTCTATTTTAGTTTGACCTATCATACTAATTTTAAATTGGTGTTGTTTTAAACAAAAAGGAGGACTATCGCCCTCCCTTTATCACTCTTTGGTTTTCTTTGGCGATTTTCTTTTTGCCTTTTTCGGATTCGCCTTCACCCATGCTTTTTCTACTATTGCTTTATCAATTGACTTAAAACTACTTAGAGCCTTTTCTTTTGATATAGTTTTTAGTATATGA